TTTGAGACGAGTATAATTGAGCCAAGCTTGCACGGCGCGATAAGCGGGGCTTTGGAAAGTGCGAAGTCGGTTGAGGATGTGAGGCGGGTTTTTGACCAAGTAATTGCGTGGAGAGGTTATCCATGATTGACCGCTATGAGATTGAGCGTAAGTTAGCGCGGGTGCTGAGTAAGGACTTGCGCGTTGAGCTTGACAAATTGCTCAATTATTTAGGTGATCCACCTAACTTAGCGAACGTACCGCCTGAATACTGGCAGGCCGGCTGGAAGGATATTCAGAAGGATGTTGAGCCGGTATTGGTTGACGCGTTGTTACAACAAGCTGATGACGCAATGATCAGGATTGGAATAGGCGTTGATTTTGACAATGTTAATCGTGCGGCTGTAAACTGGGCACGTCAGCATTCTGAAGAGGTCATGCAGCAAATTTGGCTTAGAACGCATGAATATACTTTGGATGTTTTATCTCGATATTCAGGAGTTGGTGAAGTTATCGCGCAGGGATATGAGGAAGGGCTCACCATTCGAGAGATAAGCGAACGGCTGGAACGGATGTTTTCACCAGTACGTGCGGAGCGGATTGCGGTAACTGAAACGACCAGAGCTGTTGTGGAGGGGGAGCGGGCTTATGTAGCTGAACTTGAGCGTGAAACAGGGCAAAGAATGATTCCAATCTGGATGACGGCGAATGATGAACTCGTTTGCCCTATATGCGCACCGAAAAATGAGAAGCCAATAACGAATGGCGATTATCCGCCAGCGCATCCGAATTGCAGGTGTGGTGTAGGCTGGGAATTTCCTAAGGATGGTGCATTATGAGTGTAATAAGCCTCGAAATTAGGGGCGTAGAAGAGTTGGTAGCAAAGCTTGACACGCTTCAGAAATTTAATTATGTGCGTAGTGTTATATCGCAGCAAGGCGTTTTCTTACAACGGCAATTGCGTAAGTATCCGAGAGCAGTACATGCACCTAATCCGCTTATCCGTTCGAATGAGCGGGTGAGGAAAGGCTTCTTTTATCATTTGAAGCGTGGGGATATTACCGTGCCATATAAGCGCACTCGAAGGCTTGGGCAAAGTTGGACTTCTTATTCAAGCGTGAATGGATTTACTGTAACTGTTGAAAATAATATGCCTTACGCACCATTAGTGCAGGGCTGGGAAGACCAAGTTACACAGCATAAGTGGAGCGGGTGGCTAACAGATAAAGGCGCTATAAATTTGTATGGGAAGCAAATTGAAGCAAAGATCATGGCGGCAATTGAAAAAGAGGTGGCAAATGTCTGAGCTATATAGAATTAAGATACAGGTTCCTGAGGGGATAATCGAGCGTGAGGATGACACCGAAAAGCGCATGAAGGCTGACGGCGATTATGTTGAAACGGGCTGGCGTGTGCTTGGCGTTCCTTTTGGGGGTCCAATAGACGGGCGCGATTTGGATGGTGAAGCTTTTACACCTGAAACGGACATTTGGCTGAAAGTAGGTGATAAAGTAAACTTAACTTATTATCACGGCTTCGATCCTGATACAATTGGTAAGAAGCAGAAAATACCGGCGCTTATCGGCAGAGCCACATATGTTGGAGCTGATGAACGCGGGCATTGGTTTGAGGCTGTTTTGGATAGTGAAGAGCCGTTAGCGCAACGGCTGATGAAGGCGGCTATAACAGAGCTGCGGGCGTCGAGCGGGGCAATAAATCATCTGGTCAGAAAAGATGCAGGCGGGCTAATTAGTGTATGGCCGGTCGGAGAACTTGCGCTGTTTGATGTAAATGAATGGCGAAGACCAGCGAATGATTTCGCTGTAATCGAAGCGAAGACTGAGGCAATCGCGGAGGCAATCCCGGAGGCTGAGGAATCAGCGGTGGATGCGGTCGAGGAATCGGTTGAAGCTGATACTAAATCAATTTCAATAATTCCTATGGAGGAAAATATCATGGACGAAGAAAAAATCGTTGAAGAAGTAAAGGCTGAAGAGCCCAAAGTGGATATCAAGGCAATTGCCGATGAAATCCGTAAGTCGATTATAGAAGAACTGAAATCCGAGCCCGGATTAGAGCGTGGTGAGAGAACTGTAAAAGCACCTGCTGTAGTTGAAAGTTTGGGCGATAAAAGCTATAAGAGCGTGTTCTGGAACTATGTTCGCACCGGCGAGGAATCTGATATACGTAAGGCAGTAAAAACAGCGCTGCACGAAAGTGCGATATATCCAGATATGGGTGAACATGGTGGCTATCTCGTTCCTGATGATGAATATGGTTCGATTATCGCCAAGCGCGATGAAGAATCAATCATTAGCAAGCTGGGTCTGATGCGCGTGACCACCAATCGGGATAGATATAACTTCCCGACTGAGGATGGAAGCCTAACAAAGTTCGGAATAGTGGCTGAAGAGGGCCAAATTACTGGAGCTGAAGAAGAACCGACATTTGGGCAAGTAGTCGTTCCCATCTATAAGTTCACCAAGCTGATCAAGATTTCGGAAGAGCTGTTGGAAGATGAAAACAGTAATCTGGAAGCGTTCTTGACCGATGCAATTGGACGGGCGGTAGCTGAAACTGAAAACTACTATGCTTTAGTTGGTAGTGGTACTGGTCAACCGCAAGGCGCATTTGTTGGTGGTACGGCTGGTTTACCGCTTAAATCCAATAGTGCTATAGATGCTACTGAAATCCCTGCATTAATGGGTAAACTCGGTTCACCTTATCACAATGGTGCAGCTTGGGTTATGAATCCCGCAACTTGGTTCACTTTAAAGGGACTGATAAGTGACAAAGTATTCACGTTCACAAGCGGTGTGGCTCGTTTGAGCGGTACTGTAGACGGGCCGACACTTGAAGGTTATCCCGTGATTTTGAATAGCAATGTGCCAAAAATTGGCGCAACAAATAAATCATTGCTATTTGGTAACTTCAATTACATGGGTTTTGTGATTAATCGCGGGTTGAGAATCCGCCGTTTGAATGAACTTTATGCTGGCAATGGGCAGATTGGCATTTTGGCTACCTATCGCTTCGGCTGCGCAGTTCTGCAGGCGGAGGCATTCCAGTGCGCTGTCCATCCGACTTAGACTGACTAACTAACGAAGCAGAGGCGCTGTGAAATCAATTAGGGAATTGAAAAATATTCACGAGGGATATGACATTTATGTTGTGGCTTCCGGCGCCTCTGCCGGTTATATCGACCCAAGCTTTTTTGACAATAAGCTTGCCATTGGAGTTAATCAAGTTTGGAAACGCTTTACTAATTTAGATTACATTGTAAGAAAAGATTCTAAAGGAATGGCTGCCACTATCGAAGCCTCAAAACATTTTGGATTTAATACAATTGTTAGCGCATATGATTGCGGAACGCTGAGATTTGCCAGAAATGAAGACGCAGACTATGTATTTGAGCATCTTGACAATAAACTGAATGAGATTGATTTGAGCGTAGTAGGAACAGACATGATAGTCGTATCTTACTCGACTATCACCAGCGCTATTCACATTGCGGCTTATATGGGGGCTGCGAACATTATCATCGTTGGTCACGATTGTGGAACGCTGGATGGGAATGTGAACATTGCAGGCTATGATGAATCCCCTCATGGCGCGCAATTTTATCGTGATTTTATTACGCGAATCGAGCCGCAGACGATTGCACTAAGAGCAAAGCTAAAAGAGATTTATGGCTGCAACGTTTATAGCCTAAATCCGTTTATCAATTTTGGATTAGAAGGACATAAATACGAGAGATGAAAATTTTATTGTTTTGTCCGACTTATAAATTAGATAATGGGGAGTTAGCGATTCGTAATGAAACGCTGGAAAGTATTTCTAAGATTAAAGTTCCTGAAGGGGTTGAGCTTGAAGTTGAGATAAGCACTAATAACCTAAAACCGATTACTGGAATACGTAATGTAGATCACGAAAACACGCTGCACCAATATCGTTATGCAAGGCAGCGCATTCTCGACGGGAATTATGATTATCTGTTCATAATTGAGCATGATATGATAATTCCAGGAGATGCAATGGTAAAGATGTTGGCAACCGATGCGGATGTAGTATACGGGCTTTACCTATTTCGCTGCTTCAAGCCGATATTGAATGCTTGCAGGTATGTTAATTCTAAATGGCCTGATATGAGCTTGTCAAATTTTCCTGAGATTGTGAAAAAGGCAAAAGAACAAGGCTGGATAGAGGTAAGCGGAGGAGGCTTTGGATGTATACTAATTCGGCGCAAAGTGCTGGAAACATTCGATATGCGGCGGAATGAACCTGCCGGAAGTCCATGCCCAGACATGCCATTTGCTGCTGATTGCTTGAAGCACGGCTTCAAACAAATCTGCCGTTTTGATGTTATTTGCGGACACATAAAGCCAAATGGTGATATACTAATACCATTTGAGAAAGATGAAATTATGAGTGAAACTATGAGCGAATCAATCAAGATTTATGTTATACGCAATTTCGTTGCCAATATTGATGGCAAATCTGTGCCATATAAAGAGGGCGCGATTGCTGAAATGCCAGTTGAATACGCAAATGATTACAGGCGTTGTGGGTTTATTACCTATGCTGAAGAGCCGGCTGTGAAAATAATCAATAAACCACAAGCTAAGGTAATTAAAACAGTTAAGAAAGTTAAGGAATCAAAATGAGCTACGCAAGCCTGACTAATCTAAAAGACTATTTAGGTATAAGCGTTGCCACGACCGAAGACGACCCTCTGCTTACTGACTTGCTCACACGAGCTGAAGGTATAATTGACGCTTACACTGGC